ACGGTCTCGGCCTTGTGATCGAGCATCCACTGCAGGACCTTCGCGATCGCCTGGAACGCGTCGGCGATCGTCGACAGGTTCTTCGCGAGGAGGTCGTTGAAGGTCTTGTCGATCTGCGCTTTCGCCTGGGCCATCTTCGCCGCTGGCGTCTCCATCCGTGTCGCGAAGTCCTTCGCGAGCTCCTGGCCCCGCATCCCGTCCTCATAGAGCCGGTCGAACTCCCCGCGGCCGGCCTGCGCAAGCCGGTTCATCGCCGCCACGGCCTCGTTACGACCGAGGAGGTTCTTGAAGAGCGTGGGGTCCTTCTTCCCCTTCTCGGCCAGCGAGTAGACGATCTCGTCGAGCTCGCGGAGCGACTTCACGCCCGTCTTCGGGTCCTTCTTGAAGACCTTGATCCCGTTCTTCTCGAGGTCCTTCGCGTTCGCCGTGATCGCGGCCATGAGCGCATCGAGGCCGGTTGCGGCCTCGGCCGACGACCCGAAGCCGCCGCGGAGGACCTGCAGCATCGAGGACATCTCGGCGAGCCCGTCGACACCGGTCTCGCCGAAGGTCGCGAACTGCGGCGCGAGTCCTGCCGCTACCTGGGCGACCTCCTTCAGCTCGACGGCGCCGCTCTTGCCCTGCACGTGGAGCACGTTGAAGGCTCGCTCGAACTCGTCGGCGCTCACATGGAGGTTCGTCTGGAGCGCGGCCGCTGTCGTCGCGATGTCCTCCATGTTCGTGCCCGTGGCCTGCGCCACCATGCCGAAGGTGCCGAGCGACTGCTCGGCGGCCTTCATGTCGCCGGTGAGCGCGACGAACTTCTCGAGCCCGCCGAGGAGCTGGCCCGAGTCGACGCCGGTCGCCTTCGCCACCGCGAAGATCTGATCCTTGAGGATCGCCATGCGCGCCGAACTTGCGCGACCCGTGATCCCGAGCCTGCTCAGGCGGTCCTCGAACTCCATCACCTGCTTCGTCGCTATCGCGATCCCGGCGACGCCGCCGAAGCCCGCGATGCTCGAGAGGTTGTCGAATGCCCCACGGAGCGCGCCCGAGATGTCGGCGCGGACCTTCTCGGCGAACTTCTTGACCTTCCGCTCGCCGGTCGCGAGGGTGCCGTCGAGCTTCCTCGGGTCCGCCGAGAGCTCGATGATCGCCTTCCTCGTGCCACCGCCGACCGGCATCTACCTCCGCTGCTCCTTCTCGCGGGCCGCCGCGAGCCGCGAGCGCCGGCGGCGGCTTCCCCGTCCTACGACTCGGAGGACTCGGTCCTCGTCGTCTCCTGCTCGTGCGCCTCGCTCGCGTTGCTCGACGGCAGCGGTGCGCTGAACGGCCCAGGTCCAGATCTCGGCGTCGGTGAGCTCGACGACCGGGCGGCCATAGAAAGAATGAAGCTCGCGAGCGTAGAGGACCCCAACGTGCGAAGTCCCGCTTCGTCCTTTTTTTTTACGAGGTCGAGGATCTCCCCGAGGAGCTCCTGGTCCATCTCGGAGGGGTCGGGATCGACCTCGGCCTGGAAGTCCCGGTAGCGCAGGTACATCGCCGCGCGCTCGTCGACTGTCGTGTTGTCGCGAAGGTCGTCAGCCGACTCGGCGAACATCTTCGACGTGTCCTCGGCGTCGCGACACGCGAGGCACAGCACCTGCGTCAGCACCTCGTCCTGGAATAGGAGGAAGTTCTGGGACTCGTTGAGCGGAATCTTCAGCTTCGCGAACCGCTCGACGGCGGCCGCGTGGCAGACCTGCACTTCGGAGCACGAGAGCACGCGCATCTTCAGCGGCAGCTCGAGCCCCGGCCAGAGCGCGTCGCGGAAGACGGTCTTCCCCTGACGGATCAGGGCGAGCCGCGTCACGGCCGCCGCCTGGCGCTGCACCTTCGGCGTGATCCCGGCCACCCGCCTACGCCTCCGGCTTCTGGTCGAGCGCCGTGATCTTGACCGACGCCTTCGTCTCGCCCGACTCGGCGAACGGCTTGGTGAAGTCGTTGACGACGCAGTCGATGAGCGAGTAGCGCTTGCCGCCCTCGTTCTCCTCGTACGTGATCAGGAACTCCTCGCCGCTCCGCTTGAGGTAGTCCCAGTCGACCTCCGGGTCGCCCTCGAGGAGCACGACCTCGAGGTCGACGCTGAACTCGGGGACGCCCCGCATGTAGCCGATGGCGCGCCGCTTCCGGCGCATCACCTTGACGGGCGTCTTCGGGTCGGGCGCGTTGACCGTCATGGACACGACGGTGTCGAGCTCCTTGTTGCCCTGGCTCGCCGAGGTGATCTCCACGAGCGCGATGTCGACGATCTTCTGGGACATGGTCCTGCTCCTTCGCTACTCGACGTAGAGCGTGAAGACCTGCGCGGCCTGGTGGAGGTTGGGAACGACGCTCGCCGGGATGGCGATGTTGCAGCGCGTCGGCACGATGCTGTCGTCCTCGACCTGCAGCTCGCCGATGTGCGCCTCGACGTTCTGGAGGATCTCCAGCTCCTCCTCCTTCCGGAGGACGTCGAGGACAACGCTCTTCAGGCGCTTCTTTGTGCGCGCCGTCTTCTTCGCACCCTTGAGGACGAGCGCGACCTTCGCGTCCACTTGCGCGGCGGTGTAGAAGAGCGAGCGGACGTTCGAGCCGTCGAGCAGGTTCTCGAAGGCGACCGACGCCTCGGTCGTCTTCGTCGTCACGAACCGAACGATCCTCGCGCGGTCGTTCGTGCCGTTGACCGACAGGATCGCCGCGCCCGCCGCGAGCGCGGTCTCGATCTCGCTGTTCGTCGGAACGTCGGCCGCGGCCGGAACGAAGAGCGGAAGCTCCTGGCCGTCGAAGTTGTGCGCAGGGTCGGAGACCGACTCGACCGTCGTGGCGTACGTCGCCGCGATCTCGCCCGGGAGGTTCGGGAACCCCTCGGCCGTGACGACGACGACGTCCTTGTAGTTCGAGGCCGCCGAGAGGGTCGTCCCTGCCGAGAGCGTGCCCGTCTCGGCCAGGTAGCACATCGTCCAGAGCTTCGCCGCCTTGTCGTTGACGACGTCGATGTGCGCCTTGAAGTCCGTCACGTCCGTGGACGTGTGGTTCGCGATCGCCTTCGCGTCGTAGCGCTTGTCGACGAGGACGTCGAGGGCGGCCGTGATGTCGTACGTGCCGGTGCCGGATGCGCCGTTCGCGACGACGATCGAGATCCCCGTGGGCATCGAATCCATGACGACCTTGATGTCGTTCCCGTTGACGCCGAAGTGGTTCGCGGTCGCCGTGACGACGTGCTCGTTCGGGTTCGACCCGACCGCGGCGGTGACCGGCAAAGTCTCCGGCTTCGCCAGGATGGCGTCGCGGATGGCCGCGGCGACCTGGATCGCCGTCGCGCCATTCGCGACTGGGGCGCGCAGCGTGCGGCCGGCGACGCGGAAGACGACATCGCCGGCGGCGGTCGCCGGGCCGGTCACCGTGAGCGTGCGCGTCGCCTTGGCACCGCCCGGGTCCGTGATGGCGACCGCCCAGATCTGCGGGCTCGATCCCATGAACGCCGCGGCCGCGAGCGCCGCGCGGACCATCAGGGCGAGCTCGGAGCCCTTGCCGAAGTAGTTGTCGCCATCGGCCTCGGTGAAGCACTGGATTGGCGTGAGCACCGCCTGCGTCCCGGCCGTGAGCTTCGTCCCGAGGAGCGCGACGCGCTGGGTCAGCGGAACGAGGCCGCGCGCCTTCGACGTGATGTCGAACTCGGCGAACGTCCCAGGCCGGCGGAGGTTCGAGGGGACCGTGGTCTTGATCGAGCCCATGGTCTACTTCTCCTTCTTCTTCGCGGCGGCGGTCTCGATGACGAGGTCGCCCGCCTCGATGCGCTTGCGGTAGTAGCGGGTGTTCGGGACCTCGCGCGTCTCGCCCTCGCGGATGACGTGCTTGTCCTTGCCGTCGGCGTCGAGCTCGCGCCGCATCCCCTCGAGGAAGACGGGGCCGTGGGGCCCGCCCTTCACCTTGATCGTGTCGCTCTTCATCACGCGCTCCTCGGCGTCCTGACCTGCAGGACGGGGTTGCCGCCGGCGGACTGGCCGTCGACGATGTTCAGGCTCGAGATCGCCTCCTCGTAGACCGGGAGGTCGGCGGTCAGGTCGGTCGCGACCGCGTCGACCTCGACCTGGAAGACCATCTGCCAGACGACGAGCGCGCCCTCGTCGAAGACGAGCTCCTCGGACTGGAACATCGGGCGGTGGACGCCGTCGACGCCGAGCTCGCGCCCCAGGACCTCGCCAAGGACGTGCTCGAGGTAGGCGTAGCATCCAGGCTCCGAGCCCGGTGCGCCGCGGTTTGCGTCTGCCGGCGAGCGCATGTTCCGCGCGCCGACGAAGAGCTCGATGTTGACCGTGCGCGCGACGCGCGTGCGCTTGGC